CTCAGTGATTCTTAAAATAAAATAATCACAATCTTCTGTTCTCTTAATGAACTCGTTAAAGGCTGTCTTACTTTGTTCAACGTGATCCATTTGCCCAAAGTTTTCGGCTAAGAGTATACACCCACGGCTGTCGGCTATTGAGTTCCCTTTATGAAATAATATATGGGTCCGTTCTCCCAAAGTGCCACCCTTAACCTCAAAGGTGTTACCAAATCTAGGGGAATCAACTCGCACTGCTTCAAACCAGCCGACAGGTATATGAGAAATATTTGGTTTATTCTCTCTCCAAGGCAGTTCACAAGAAACGCAAAAAGGAGTGCCACCATCAAGAACCACCCCAAACGTACCAGCATCGCTCGATGCTATTCTCTTGATTGTGATTTGTTTTCCTTTTTTAGTTTCCATTATTTAGGCTTAACTATTTTCTTTTTCTTTTTAGGGGTGGGAGGTCTTCCCCTTTTAGTCCCGTAAGTTCCTTTACCTGCTGGCATAATGTTTCCTCCTTTTATTGGTTTTTGTTTCTTAAAATATGCGTGAGTATAATATCCACATTCCTTTCAAGTGAGTGCAAGTCTTCCTTTTTGACCACTACTTTTTCTAATGCACAGATCCTTTCAGATAATGAGTCGCTTCTTGAATATAGCCTCTTAGTAATGAATCCACCCAGTAGTACAACAATTCCAATTAACATTTCATTAAATTTATCCGTTATCATTTTTTTCTTTGGATGTATAAGTTTTAATGTGTTTTATCTTGTCTGCTTTGTTTTTCTCCATATCGTTAATACGCCTATGAATTGACGTAACATCAGTTTTGTGTTCTTCACGCCCAACACTCATATGCTGATTTTCATCTACTCGCCTATCTAACTCATGTACTAACGCTGCCATATTAGCATGTTCTGATTTTGTATCTTGAGCATCAGCTTTTTCTTTTTCAAGGGTATCGAGTTTACTTGTTATGCGGTTCAAGGCATAACTTCCAAGACCTATAAATAACACCCATAAATGCTCAAGGATGCTGGCTGTTATATTCATTTCGTTTTGCTCATTGCTGCTAATGGATTCTCTAGTGCTTTAGTTATCTTCTTATCTAATTTATTTTCCAGTGCTTCTATCTGGCTGTCAACTTGTTGTAATTTATTATCCACTTTTTGCAGTTTATCATCCCACCGTTTTGATGTGTCAGATATCAACTCTCTTACCTCGTTCTCTGCATTTCTCATTGCTGATCGAGTTTCTAAACCGTCTGCTCTAGAGCGTTTATCAATTGCAGATATTTGGTCAGAGAATCCGTTAATATCCGTTTTCATACTAGTCCTAATATCTCGTGTAGTATCTTGAGCTTCTCCTACAATTTCCTTAATAGAATTAATCTCTGTGCTAATTAGTTCTTTAGTTGTGGCAACTTCAATATCTAAGATTCCTAGCTGTTTGTCAAACTTAGAAAGATCAGGGGCCACATACGATGTAATCTTTTTCTTCATATCTTTATAATCTTTGTAAAACTCAAAGCCACCCCACAGGCCAGCCCCGACTGTTCCTAATAAAGATATAATAACGAATAGCTTGCCACCCGTTGCTTTTATTCCTCCGTACTCAACTTCCATATTTATTCACTATTTATATTGAGAATCTATTAATTCGTTCATTAGTATACCACTCCCTAGTGAATAGACTGAACCTAAAGGGTCTATAAGTGCGACATCATAAGGTGATTCACTCGTATAAAATGCAACATCTGGGATTTCTTGTTGCTGATAAGCACGAAAGCCCGGTGAGCCAAGAATACCCATTAACGCTAATTTAGTGCTATCTGTATCTCCTCCTGCCATAGAGACTGCTTGCAAGACCCTTGCAACTATAGCTTGAACAGCTTTAGCTTTATCTGCTTTAGTTTCTTTTGATTCAGCTTTAGATTTGCTTACTACTGACTTTACTTTAGCCATAGCCGTGGCAACTTTAGGGGCAACAGGGGCTGAAGCACTAGGGGCAGACATTCCCGTATTTATTTTAATTTGCTGGATTGCACCACCAACAGAAGGGATCGACATGCTTATAGCACTTGGACCTGCTACCACAGGGATGTTTAGGGATTGCACTCCACTTGGAGTAGAGACATTTATTTGCATATTTGCCATGTTCATATTCATGTTGTCTGCCATGATGTCATCTACTGCATTTGCTACTAAATCCCTGACAGTGTTTTCTACTTGGCTAAGTGCTTCATAAGTAGCAGTCAGCCCAATACTATTTGTTTGAGGCCCGTTATACCCGTTGGTTAAGCTAGTCCCTTCGAGAATCAATCCAAACGTAGCAAGAGAATAAGCTAGTGTATTCTCTGGAACAGTTAATTGGCTAGTAATTGTTTGGTACGATTGTCCTGCGTGAGTAGTAAATTCCTGTGTATCTGAGTAGGTAGTTGTTCCATCAGTTACTTTAATTTGTACGGTGAACGCATCACCACCCACATAGTTTCTATCCCGTAACCCAATAGAACTGTCCATAATAAATCCCTGAAGCATTTGGTCTTCAGTCATAAATGTTTTTATCTCATTAGTGATATTCCAGTTGCCACCATGACTATCCCAATACACTACATCGTCATCATAACCACCATCGGAATAAATATTAGAACGTGGATCATATGTGCAGTTATTACCTTCCTCGCAGGTATGAGTAGCCCCCATAGTTTTTTCTGTTACGTCAGCAGTTGTCGTTGTATCTGCAAACACAGGGGTGCAAAATAACAAGACAATTAAAACTACATTTAAGTAAACTTTATTCATAAGGGTTCCAACCCTCATTATATGATTTGGTATCATCTTCTGATCTAAATGTATCTAGCTCAACAACTTTGTCATGGTTTTCTTTTTTGTTTCTCCATTCATGGTAATCAGGTCTTCGGTATGGCTCTTTATCCCATATCTGTTTTGCAGCTTCACCAATCTTGCCATCAATAGGGCATGGAGTTCCTGCCATCATCATAGATTGAAACACTCTAGTGTCTTGACATAGTAAAGATACAGAAGCTACTTTCATCCCCATTCCATATAGTGACCTTGCGAGTTTTAACCTTTCACAATTCAAGTCCTCAATTGTTCTACCGAAACTAATACCAAACCATGCAGATTGAGCTGCCCCACTAATCCCAGAAGTACATACATCTTGATTGTTTATAATTATATTTGGGGAGACTGCTGTGCTTGGTGTCCTGTCCACTGTAGTTGTGCCAGTGACAGTTGAGGAACTAACGGTATTGCTATCAGCAGCGTGTAATATTGCAGAAGGTAGCCAAAATACTAAACAAAGTATAAGGGGTATAAAGTAATTCATATTAGCTAGTTAATAGGAAGATATCCAATTGGTAGCATCCCCATTGCTACCTGTGGCAACCATATGTATAAGCCGTATAACGTGCCTAGCATTATTGAGATGTAGAGTAGTAGTTTCATTCTATCTCAACCCATTCAGTATTATCTTCATCCCAACTATACCTCTTGTCATCGTCTGGATAAGGTGTAGGTGCATTCCATTGGCAAGTGTTATTATCTAATGACCAAGATGCAAAAGGTTGTTGAGTATAAAAAGCATCTCTGGCTGAATCATATGTGTAACCTATTCCAGCGTAATTTTTTCTTAATGCTATACCACCATCGAGGGTATGAGAGTTGGGGTCATAATGCTTGCCTCCTCTGGTATTGTATGAAGTTTGTATCCAATTGTTAGCATCACCAACTGCACCACTGTCTATAAATTCTTGGTCTGCTACTATGACCCTTGTGACGATATTCTCTGAATTTATTTCTGCATAATGACCCATTATTTATTCCTAGTTTTGGTATTTATAGCGGACAATAACTATTCCAGAACCACCATTCCCTCCGTCACCCTCCAGATGACGACCTCCACCACCTCCACCCGAACCAGTATTTGCACCACCATTACCACCCTGTGAATAAGCCCCATTTTGTCCAGCATTTAGTCCATTAGCTCCAGCATTTCCAATTGTGCTACCAGCATCTTGTGTTCCTCCACCACCAGCCGCTCCAATTCCTCCATCTCCATTTCTGCCACTAGCATATGCCGAACCACCGCCTCCACCAGCCCAGTTAAGAGAGCTTCCTGAAATGCTTGAAGTTAGTCCTTTTCCGCCCGTACCACCGTGATGCGTGTAGTTCACACCAGCCGATAAATACCCTGCTGAAGTATTGGTTGCATTGTAACCTACCGATCCGCTTCCACCACCTCCACCCGAAGCATAAAATGCTGGTGATGCAGGCGCTCCATCCCCTATTCCACCTGCATATCCTTGATTCGTATCACCAGCAAGTGCGCTACTAAAGTCAGCTCCTTGTCCTCCACCTGAACCTCCAGCAGTTCCATAATCGTAACTCAAAACCCCACCACCACCACCGGGATTTGAAGTTATGCTAATATTTGTTCCGATTAAAGACCCTAATGTTCCTTTCGCTCCACCACCAACATTCGTTCCTCCCGCTCCACCAGCACCAAGAACTATCGCGTAATCGGCTACAGCTAATGTTCCAGCACTTTCGTAGGTTCCACCACCACCAGATTTGCCTTCGGTTGTTGTGAAAGAAGTTCGCAAACCGCCCGCTCCACCGCCACCGCCAATACTGCCACCACCTCCTCCTCCTGATGCAACAACAAGGAACTGCACTGATGTGTCTGTACCAATTTGAGATACAGCGAATGTGCCAGAGCTGTGGAATCGGTGAATTTTATAATCACCAGAGGTAGTTATTGAGTCTCCACCAGAGGCTACTGTGTAAGTAGTATGTACCCAAGTATCCCCATTCTTAGAGGTGTACAAAGAAGCCGTGCCACCGTTGTGATGTGAAATATTGTCTTCTGCGATTCCGTTGATTGTCGCTATATTTGCCATAGTTTCCTTAAGCTAATGTGACATAGTCAGAGGATGGATTAAAATAGATAACGTCTGCCGTTAGGGCGTACCCTACCGTTCTGACTATATCCGAGCTTCCCGCTGGCTTGGTTGCAGTTATGGCCCCTAAATCTCCGCTCACATAAAGTGGAAGACCAATCGTCCAGTTCCAAGTATCATCTCTCACAAAACTACCCGAAAGAGCCACGAGCATCGCCTGTCCATCTGTTTTTGCTTCTAGGGCAATTCCAAGTAAATTTATAGAAGTGCCTGCCGCATCTGCATCAGCTTCAAGCCATTTCCCATTAGCATTGAGATAAACTAAATCCATTGCGGCTGAACCGTATCCTGCATTTAAAGTATCCGTCTGTGGCCCATTCGCTGTATGGTCAGTATCTGGGGTGGCATCAAGTTTATAGACTAGATCAACTACCCCTTGTAACGTGTCTCTCTTTGTATTTCCCGAATCTGAGCTATCGCCCAATAAAAAACTGTCTCCAGACGCGACCACGACTTCAGTAAAATCCGCAACAAAAGCATCCTTGACTTTAGTTTCATCGACAGAATTATTAACAATTAAGACAGGCCCACCATCTGCCCTAGTATAATTTACGCAAGTGACGACATTAGCCGCAGTCGAAACGAATTCACCAACATCTGAGGCCACGGTCGTTATGTTAGCCCCTCCCGGTAAATCAATAGTTCCTGCGCCGTGGGTTATTGTTAAAGCTCCTGAGAATTCTAAAAAGAAATGTCTGTCAGCCGCTACCGTAAAGGCAGAAAAGCTGGTCGTGCCTGTGCAGATAAAGTAATCGCCATCAGTGTCAATAACAGTCGGTGATGCGCTGGATATATCCCCACCCTTCTGCATCTGAATATAATTCCCGTTGGCATCTAAAAAACCGCCAAGTTGTGGCGAAGTGTCAGAAACAAGTTCAGTACCTGCCCCACCTACAGTATCCCAGTCTGTTGCGTCCTGACAGATATATATCCTATTAGATCCAGCTGCTAGAGCTTGTGCCACATTTGCAGAGCCTCCATCAATAGCATCCCCAGAGGCTGGGAATACGTCTGCCGAATTAGCTCCATTGTTGGCGATAAAAACCAACTTTCCTGAGGCTGCTGTGGGGAGTGTCACGGCATCCCCCGGATTAGCACACGTTGCAATCTCGACAAACGTACTGGTGATCGCTCCGTTTCCTTGAGCGGAACCTGTGTGTGCCGTGACCCCAACGCTAACATCAAAAGTAGGATCGTTTAAAACTGGTGCAGTTAATGTTTTGTTTGTCATCGTGGTGGTTGAGCTTGGTGTGAAAAAGCCACCCCCAAGAGAATCCCAATCTGTTCCATCCTGACAAATAAACAATGCGTTTGCCCCTGATGCTAAAGCAAAGGCTACATTAACAGACCCCCCATCTATTTTATCTCCAGAGGCTGGGAATATGTCTGCCGACTGCGCTCCATTATTGACCACTATTACAAGCTGTCCAGCAACTGCCACAGGGAGGGTGCAAGAATCTCCGGGGTTGGCACACGTTGCGATTTCATAGAACATTGTAGAAATTGGATTATTTCCCTGTACTGACCCAGTATTAGCAGTCACATTCACGGCTACTGATAATTTTAGCAACCCGGTCACAGATGTCTGCCCATCCTTATCAAGTGAGTTCGTGATCTCCGTTGCAATATCGTTTAGCTCAGAATTAATCTGAGTTTCTTGTATTACGGTGTTAAAAGTATAATCTGATTGCGTTCTAGCATATGTCCCTGATCCATTTCGTGCCATTTATTTATCTCCCTTGTACTAATCGGTTTGCTAATGATCTTCGTGTGTTTTTATTGTCTCTATTATTAGGATTGCCTGATGCTCCAACTGCACTTGCCCCTCCTGCCAATCCCATTCCCGATAATTTATTTTGAGCTAATTCGCTTAAGAGCTTGGCTTTGTATTGCTGTTCAATCTGGGTTAAATTTTGGCTAGTTAATAAATCACCCAGTTCCTTAGATATGCTTTTTGGCATCAAGATTTTATCTTTAAGACCCATCGCCACATCTATAGTCCCCCTAACAGGCTGTCCAACGGCATACTTTTGTAGCCCCTCTAAAATCCTTTCGTTTTCTTTTGCGTATTCAGCCGAACCTAAATTTTTACTTGTTTGTGTCTGCCCCAGTTTGGTATATGTTTTATGGAGTTCATCTTCTGCTAAAAGTTGATTCTTGAATTTAAAAAATGAAACCTCATCACCAAAAGCAGCCTTGATTTTCCCTTCAAGGATGTCATCACCTTTAATGGCATCAGGAGCGTTCCCTGCTTTATATTTTTTCCCACTCACCTTTCTTTTTAATGCGTTAGCAACGCCAATTCTAAAATTCTGTAACTCATGCTGAGACATTTCAGCCAATTCATTAGTCATAGTTTCCTCATCTGCAAATTCGTTCTTGCTGATAAAGTTATCGCCACTTCTTCTAGCTTGCTCTGATGAAAGTTTATCCCCTGCTTTAGCCCTAGCTTGAGCGTAAGAACCCCCTGTATCAACATCGTCAAGTGCCTTTGTTAAATCTCGTCTAATTTCGTTCCAAGCACCACCCTTATCTGTCAACCTTCCAGTAATAGAATCTCTTTCTCCTTCTTCCATGTCGTATAAAACTCGTTTCACTTTGTCAAGAAACCTTAGCTTTAAACCCTCCCCCACTTTTCCGACACCACCCTCTGCATTAAACTGCGATGTATTATCTGGACTATATTTACTGACAGTTTGGCCTCTAAGGCTCATGCTCGCCCTAGCCTTTTCCATAACCTCGCCCATTCCCTCACGGTTTAGCAGTCTGTTCACCGTTTTGTCGTTAACGAATTGGTTCTCATCATATGCCTTATCATAAAGTTTCGTTGCTTCTTTTTGTAATTTGTCCAATGCAGTACGATCATGATATTTTCCAAAACCTAAATCATCAATCATAGCTCTAACTCGCCCAGCAGCATGTCCTGTTTGCAGACCAGAGCCAACTTGATTTTCAGGTATCATTGTGCCGCCTTGTCGTTTGCTAAAATATTGGGCAACTTTTTGTGCGCCTTCTCCTCCTCTGTCATAAACGGCTCGTAATACTGACCTAGTGTTATCGCCAAGGTCTGCCAGAGTTGATTGAGGCCCTAACTCTTTAAGTTTTTTTAATGCAGTTTCCATTGTGTATTTGTCATCTTTTATTGCTTTAGCAATTAGTCTTGATGCTTGTGTTAGTTGCATCTCAGGAGAAAGACGGGCTAACTGATTTTTAGCCCCCTGCCAAACATTAGAACCTCCACTTATAGCTGCTGGGACTAATGGGCCAAGTGCTGCCCCCATCATAGCTGCATCCCCACCAGCTTTTAATCGTTCTGACATTGATCCTCCATCCTCGCCAAACGCTTGCGCTCCACCTAACACACCCCCTGCCCCAGAGCTTTTTACCATTTTAGGGAGCAAAGTTTTCCCCACCATTGCTGCATTACCTATCCCCCTTGCAAATGGGTTTATTATACCACCACCAATAGAAGCACCCATTGATAAGGCTGGATGCTGTTCTGTGAATTGATCTCGATACTGCTTGCTTGTTTTCGTATTTTCAGATGGGTCAAACCCAAATGATTCACGCACATCATTCTCAAATGTTTGCATCCCATCAGCAAATGTATCACTTAGTCCAAAACTAGCACCACTTCCTAGTTGGCGAACAAACCCTTTGACATCTTCTTGCCAAGGGACATCTGTTGGTTCTGGAACCTCAACAAACCTGCTAGTACTCTCTGGAACTTCTATAAATCTTCCCATTATTGAACTCTCTTCCAGTTGGTTCCGTCTGACTTCCACTTGAAGCCAGTGTCCTTATCCATCAATGTTTTGCCTGTGCTACTGCTTGCTTCTGGAAGGTCAGATGGGACACCTTCATTGGGTTCCCCTGACCTGCGACCTTTAGCTAAACCACTTGCTTGCTTTCTTGCTCGATTTATCCCAATTTCCATGAGTGCCTTGTATTCGTTAAGCGACTTTTTAAATTCAACTTCACTCTGTGATGTAGACATTCTTGCTCTAGACTCAGTTGCCTTCTGTCCTTCAATCTCTGTAATATGGCCACCACCTTTAAGAGAGTCAAAGGCATCTAAGAATGCCCCACCTTCAAGTTGTTTTTGCAAAGCTCGAAAATTTGCCTCATCTGTACCGGGGATCAAACCACCTAAAGTAAAAACATTAGGCGCACCTACCACACCTGACAGACCGGGATGTTCCAATGCTTGGTCAATTAGTGTTACTGCATAGTTAGCCTTTTCTTCTAACTTTGGTAAATCAAATTTTGCTTCAGACTGTGATTTGGCAAGCGTTTCGCTTGTTTTTACGGCTGCCTTATGTGCTGGTGTCTGTTGTGGAGGAACACCTTTCTTGCTAATTGATAACGCTGGCCCACTTGGATTAGTTGGGTCTACCGATTCCACCCTGTCCCCAAGATTTCTTGACTGAGATGCACGTTTAATATTCATAAAGTTTTGTTTTTCTTCTGGTGTTTTTAATGTTGTATAGTATTCGTATTCTTTAACAGCATTAGGAGTATTCTCTGCACCAGTAGCAACTAAAAATTCTTTGAATTGTGGGTTATTTTGTGCTTGTAGAAAATTTCGTTGTTCTTTTGTTTTGATGTTGTTAATTTGGAGGTTAGCAAGTTCTTTCTTGCGTCCAAAATCAGTAGTGGCATCCTCTTGGGCGAACTCTCGCTGAGTTTCAGCCAGCCCAGAAGCATAATCCCTATCAGCACTTTGCATCATCAAGCCTTGCAATAACCTTTGTGCATATGGGTTATCTGTTAGCTTTCTTAAGTTTTGCATGGAGTACTCAGACTGAGGCATTTTCTTGTCTAGCACATCTTGCTCACTTGCTTCTCGTTGCCGTGCAATCTCATCATTGACAAATTGGTCTTTTCTACTTGTGCCAATAGCCATCTGATTGTTAAATTGATCCCCGAACTGATCAATCTGATCATTTGCATTTGCTATGGATTGATTCTCAAATTCGATGCGTCTAGCTCTATCGGCTGGGTCATTAAAAGGAGTTTCAGGATTATTCGCCTCATTTATAGCATTTTCTGCCTGAGTGATACGGTCTTGTTGCCCCCCGATTCTTCTCACATTCTCCTGTGCCATTGGACCTTCCATCAGATTCTGATCATTGTATTGCTCTAAAATATCACCAACCTGACTGCTCCCCCTTGCATCTGCTTCGCTTATTGTTGGTTGCCTTGTGTAAGAATCTGGTTGAACTCTAGTAAATGCTCTGTTAGCGACATCTTGGTTATCTTGATCTAGCTTCCCAATGTAAGCACCTGAAAGCTGTTGTGCTATCCTGCCAAGAGTTTCTTGCCAAGAATTTGATGGTCCACCTTTAGAACCTTGTTGCATAAGCATCTGCGACAATCGCCTGTCAGGTGTGACATATCTGTCCCCTAGCGTGTAACCTCCAATTCCTCCCATGCCAACGCCTCTTCTTCTCATGCTAACACCTCGCTGTAATTGACAACATCAAAGCCGTTTTTAGTGCCAACAGCATGTGGCATTATTGCCCTTACCTCGTTTGACATGACACCAATCTCTTCGGGTCCACCCCAAATATAATGGAACAAGTAAACAAATAATCCATTGGAAAGCTGACCAATCTTGCGAATATTAGTTTTTAGTCTACGGTCTGAGTATTTTGTGATACCTGCTGCACCAAGAGATCCAATCATAGAACCAAGCCCACCCTTGCCAGAACTTCTTGCTTGCTGTTGCTGATTATAAGCGTTTTGCGCTCCTTGGTAATTAGCGTAAGTTGCTCCTTGTATATCACCTGCTTGAACAGACTGTTGAGGCGTGTTAATAAAAGACGGGCCTTGAACTTGTGACCCAGACAACATTGCAGCCAACTCATTGAGTGGGATTTGCCTCTGTTGTACTAATTCATTAACACCTCGATCTCTTGCGTTAGCATCTAACCTATATTGTGCTTCTATATCTCTTAAAGCTCTGTCTCTTGCCTGATTACTAAAGTCAAACTGTTGGCCTATTTCGTTAGTAGCTCTCCCTCTTTGGTCAGATTGCAACCCATAGAGCTTCTCAATCTCACTTGTTGCCCGATTGCGTTGATCTGCCTCTAACCCATATAACTGTCCAATCTCACTTGTCGCTCTATTACGTTGATCTGCTTCCAATCCATACAGTTGTGACATTTGGCTTAATGCTTGTTTATCTGCCCCAAGATTAAAATCATTCAAACCCCTGTTATAATCAAACATAGCATCTGAATAAGCTTTTGACCCTTGGGCAATCCCTTGGGTGTCTAGCCGACTTCTCAACTGATCTAGTTTTCTTTCTTGGTAAGGTTGCTCCCGATCTTGAATAGACTGTCGTACTGCTTGCCTTGTCTGCTCGTTTGCAACTGGGGCAGAGCCAAGAGAGTCATAATTTGCAATGGGAGCTGCACCCAATCCACTAAAGCTTGCAGTTGGGGCTTGACCTAGTGAACTAAAGTCTGCTGTTGGAGCTTGACCCAAAGAACTTAAATCAGCAGTTGGAGCTTGACCAAGACCCCCAAAGTTAACGGGTTGGGATAACTGCCCAGAAACTTGGTTAAGTTGTTGGTTAGCTGTCTGCCCGTATTTTTCGGCTGCCTGATTTGTTAGATCAAGTTGTCTTTGTCCTGATGGGCTAAGTGTCGATGTTGCTGTATATTGTGGAGTCTCAGCAGCAGAGGTTCCAGTTTGAGAAAAGTCTAAGTTCCCATAAGGGCTTCTCTGGTTTATCATGTTTAATTCTTGCGAGGCAATAGCTGCTTCTTTGTTAGCTGCCCCTTGTGCTTGTGCCGTAGCTACTGGGTCAGGAGCTGGGGGAGGATTATAACCACCACCACCACCACCTTTCTTCTGATCCAATTTTGCAAAGAACCGTTCTAACTGTTTAATGTCTAAAGTTGTTATCATTTATTTTTTCTCCACATTCTTTCATAATCTGGTTTGAACATCCTTTTTATAACTGCGTGTCGTTTCTTTCCAAATTGGTGAGCCATAACACCTTCTTTAGTGAATCCGACATGATCTGTCATTTTCAATGATCGTTTGTTATCTGATGGGATTGTTAGCCAACACTTAAAAACATCAACTTGGTAAAATGGATAGGCTAATAAACCGCTAATCACTTCTTTCCTTGCCCACATTGGATTAGTTGCTGCAATGTTTAACTGTATCGTTTTATATTCAGGTTGCCATTCGTTATAAACAACCCCTGCAATTAACTTTCCTTCTGAAATAACGCCAATAGCCGTTGCCTCTTTAAAGCCGTTATTAACTTCTGGAATATGTCGAGAGACCCAATCAGATACTTCTTCAGATTCTCCGTAAAGTAATGTCGGTGCGTTTCTCATATAATGTGCCAGTTAGCCCCATCAGAAATAATAGTTAAAGTATCATACTGAGTGCCTAGTGTTTTTGTTGTTGCTCCATCAATTGTTTCAGATCCAGCCCCATCAATTGTAATTGTAGCACCTGCCAATCTTTTGACAATAATTCTCTGGTCTTTGTTTCCCACAGCCGTAAATAATGTAGCCGTTCCTGTTGCCATTAAAATGACACCATCTGTTGTTAAAACTCCATAACTCCCTGATGGTGTTTGGATATCTCCACCAACGCAATCAATTAAAACATTTATTTTTTCTTTCGCTGGTCTATCCCTAATATCTCTAGGGAACAATTTCTGTATATCGGTCAAATTTGACCACCTCTGACAAACGTGTAATTAGTTGATATCCATGATGGCCTTGAAACGGCTGTGGTAACTCTCACCCTTAAAGATGCAGAGCGTCCATGCCCACGAACTCCTAGCCATCCTTTAAATATTTGGTCTGATTTACCCCAAAGCGAAAAACCCCATTTAGCAACCCCCCACTGACCTGCACTGTTAGGCAATGCTTGAGGCTGTCCGACAGGGGCATATGTAGTAAAATCAACATTCAGATCAAGTGCAGGGTTTGGGTTTCCTGTACTCATGAAAATTGGTTCAACTAGCTTAAAAGCCTTCTCACTTCCCTTTGATCCAAAATAGCTGAAAGCAGCCATTGCATCCCCAGTAATAGCTACCCCATCATCTGATGTCGGGCTTCCCCCTCCTGATTCTGTACCATCAAATTCATGGACTGTGCCATCAATCTTCCCAAAAAATATTCTCTCCCCAAGCGTTCCCCAACAAAGAGCATTAAGCCCTTTAAATCTGCAAGGCGCACCAGTTAATGAATTGAAGACATATTGGTGCATTTCTGTAGTGCTAATCGGTACGTTAAAAATCAGCATCTTTGATCTAGGGTACAGGATTGGTTGCCAACCAAATATATCACCATAACTCCTAACTGCACCATTAACAGCATCATTAATTTGCTTTGATATAGCAACATTCTCTGAAGATGACCGATCTACCGACAAAATACTAGCAACGTCTTGGAACCCATTCTCTGAGATCAAAGCAAGAGAACTCCCGACCTTTGTAATGCAACGTCTGCCGACAGGTCTACCATGTAAGAACACACCGACCAAAGCCCATGTACTTGCACTAGATGGGTCAGTCCCAGAATAAACTGCAATCTCTCCTTCACTAGAATAAAATACAGCAACATCATCTGGACCTGAACCTCCATCCCTTGTCCAGCTTCCCATTGCCATGATATAACCACCCCTTTTAAAAATACCATCAAGGGCAAATTCTAATGCTGTCCCGTTAATAACCCTAGTGTCTAGATACCAAAAAGAAAGGCTATCCTCTTCTCCAAAAAATATTCTTGCTTGGTGAGTGGTACACCAGATCAAGTTGGCAATAGTTGGACCTGATACCGTTGAGTTAGCCCATGCTGATCCGTTATAAGTTTGTGGTGTATCTGCACCGTTACAAGCAAATAAAAACTGCCCTCCAGCCGTACCGATCTGAGTATGCTGAAACCTGTTATTTGACCGACCTGTGACAACTGCCGAACTTACTGCACCTGAATCCGTGACTTCGTAAATGCTTCCGTTATTGCAAGCATACAACTCATTTACCCCTGTCAGTGGTGCATATTCCATTAATGTTTCTACATTCCCACTCATCCCAGTTGCATGAGAGGCTGACCCTGCCCTCAATGTGACGTTTTCAGTTTCAGGAAAAAAATTATCTAATATAACTGCATTGTCTGAAGGCATGGATGCTAATGCGTGTCGAGTATCCCATCCACCAATGGGTGCAGGTAAAGTTTTCGATGTAGAGGTTGGCCTTGTCCTTGCTATACCTAGAGTCATAGTATGGTTGTCCCCCCAGTAGGTTTACCACTAAAAATATCCCCAGCTACCAATGTTCCAGAGGAAGGTTGATCGTTTTTAGCAAGTAACTTGAACATATCTAAATATGCCTTTGCTGCCGAAACAGAAGGCAATCCATCACCTTCTAAGTATTCGTAAACTATGCCAAGAGTTAAAAGCTCTGAATTTAAAAGAGGGACATCTGTGTCTATGGTAAACGCAACTTTTGGCGTTCCAGTTGCTGCGATATCTACCCACTTAGTTGAGATGTATTCATAAGCGTATGAAAGTCCTGCTGTCGGAACTGGGATTATTAAAATAGAATCCCCTCGTAATCTGAACTTTCTAGCACCAGTATTATTATAGCTAGTAGCCTTGAGGTTTTGCCATTCTTTAGCTGTAGTTGGTCCTGTCATTAAAAATGAGTCAGTCCTGTCCCAGAATGTTTCTGGAATGAATCTATCAAAATCAGCCTCAAGGATTGTTGAGGTTTGTGTTTCTGTAGCAACGGATGTAAACGTCTTTTCTTTCGTGAGTATTTGCCAATGAAAAGACTTCATCAAGGAGTTGCCAACCTTGTCAGCGTAACGGATCAGCTTCATTGTTTCAACCGATCCACTATCGATGCCAGTGGCAGGTTGAACAATCCCGATTTCATCTGCTGCATTTTGAATTATCTTTAAAAAGTTAGCCATGCTTCCCCATTATCTCCAATGTTAAGATGGAGGGGAGCCTTTGCAAGCACTCCCCAACATGACTTAGTTACTTCCAATACGAACTGCTTCTTGCTCACGGATAGTTTTATATCCATAAAGCACATCTAAACGACAAGGAAACTTATCGTCTGCAATTGTGTACTGACGAACAACTCTCATCGAGATGCCATCCATCACTTCACGGGCTGAGAAATCCACGCCTTTAGGCATGATTAGATCAGCCGTTGCAAATGCAAAAGCATTTTTACCATATCCCAATGATATGCCGTAATCTGCACTTGCAGCAACTGCCGTTGCCCTATCAGACTCAAGACATGATATTGCTGCATTATTAGCAGGGACAGCCGTTACATTTTGCTTGGCTCCTGTTGCAGTCAAGGATGGTGTGATAGTTATAGCAGTTGCTGAAGTTCCAGTTGTAGCTGCAACTGCAAACTGCTTGAGGATACCAGTGTCGGCCTTAGTTTCAGGATGAACGCTGTTAACCCCAGCGAAAACTATGATATCCCCTTTAACTAATGTTCCTGCACCTGTATCAACTGTAATAGATGCGCCAGACTCACTCCCACCATTGACAAGGTAGTCACCAGTACCATCATCAGTCCCAGTGGTATGGATAGGCATCAGAGTGTTCTGAAAAACGTCCGTATAGCCAAGGAAGTTATTAGCAACCATACCTTTACGGTAGTTATCAGACAACTTAGCAGGATCATTGAACAACCCCTTGAGTGCATCAACCAAGTCAACATTTGCTTGAGTGTTCAGGAGCAAAGTTCGATCATCACTTGCTAGAGCGTCTGTAAGTTCTTTGCTAGAGTTGAGAACGTCTGCGATGGAGCAAGCTGCCCCAATGTCAGAAACTTCCTTTGAAACATCTCTATACATTGAAAGAGCATCGCTCTCAATAGCTGCCCCCAATACTGACATAGCTGGCTTTAGAATACGGTCAGAGAAATCATCTAAGTCCGTTGTTAGATCAGAAGATAAAAAGCTAAGATCGACACCTTTCTGAGTTGCAACTTGTAGCGTTTCAGTGGCTTCAGTTGTGTCCTGAGTCGATAAAGCTGCCCCTGTACGAACTACATACTCGTTAGGTAATCTGATTGATAGACTATCGCCAATTTTTGCACCACTCTTTGCAAAGCGGTCATCGTACTGACGATTAATTGATCCTACGAAATTTAACTTCTGGTGGAGTATCCGTAAGGCTTCACGGGTTACTGCGGTTGGTGTGATTAATGTATTTGCCATTATATTTTCCTTTAATAATTATTATTAAACGGGTTCTACCCCGTTCTTTTTCTTAGTTGAGCGTTACGTTTAGCAAGCCAAGACTTGGCTGAATCTTTATCTGAAGGGGTGTTAGATTTATGCCTACCACCTTTCCCTTTAACAGGTTTTGATTCTGTTGCAGTCGCTGGGCTTACTTTGCTACCCTTTTTCGCATTTGCTTTCATCTTGTCAAACATCATAGCCTTATACGCTAGTTCTGTTACAACTGGATCGGATCTCCATTCTGCCTCTGCTGCCTTCTTATCAGCACCAAAGGTTTTGCAGAAGTAGTCGATTACCTCACCAACCTTTTCGGTAAATTGCGGAATTCTGGCGTTTAGGGTTTTCTCACCCTCTACTTCTCTAGCCTGTTTATCCGCTTGCTTAGTGTGGGCCATCTCGCCCTCTTTAGCACTTACCTGTTGAACTGTTGCGTTAAACTCCTTTGTCTTTTGTGAGATCGCATCTGAAACTTGTCTGGCTTGGTCAGGGTTTGATTGCCAAAGCTGATTCAGGTCAATCCCATTCAATTGGGCGAGTTCTTGGCGAATGGCAAGACCTTGCGAATACATATCAAGGGTATCACCTTGCAGAGATAAAAGTTTCTCAGCCGATTGTTCTCTAGCTGCGACTTGCTTCCTCTGGCTTGCTAGTTCTTGCGTTTTCTTTGTGTAGTCAGATTGCAACCCTTTGCCGTAAGACTCGAATTGGTCTGACTCTTCATCTGATAACGCATCTTTATTTAACTTAAACTTCTTGCCACCAAAATCATATTCTCTATGCTCTGGGGCATCTTCATCTGAATCATCGTCATCATCAGAATAGCCATCATCGTCTTCGTCAAGGTATTCTTGTGAATCCTCAACGCTTTCGTCAGTGGTTTCTGTATCAGATTCGTCAGTGGTTTCTTCTGTCTCAATTCCGTCTTGGGCTGTTGAGTCGTTCATATTTTAATTCCTTATTGGGGGATTCCTTGCTGTGGCAAAGGCTGTCCCTGTGGTTGTATTGGCTGACCCGTATTTGGATCAATTTGTGGAACTTGTGGTTGAGGCTGTTGAGGGTTTTGAGGCTGTTGAGGTTGAGGTTGTGGCTGTGTAGCCATCCTTAATCTCTCTGCGACTTTCTCTGCCCCTTCAAAGTCCATATGTTCTAATAAAATGTCACCTATAAATTCAGCAGATCCCGGTACTTGTCTCATTATCTCAATCAAGGTTTCTCTCGTTTCTTCACGTTGAGATTCATACGTTGGACCTGCCTTAACTGTTACATCGTATCGACCTGTATTCAGATCATACAATTTTTCTTGTAATTCGTTTTCTTCATCCACTTGTGGTTGTTGCTGTTGATTCTCCATATTAGAGTTAACTAGCTGAACCACTTTTTCTTTTTGATCTGACCCAATAATTCTTAGCGTACTCCGTGCCGTATAAATGCTAGGTATAATCTCGACCAAACACTTGCCAGCGTATTGAATCGCCCTAGACAAGTTATCCACAAAGTGAAAATTAGAAACATCAGACTCTTTTTGGCGAGCAAGTATAGCTTTCCCGCTAGTTTCATTTGATCTAGCTCCTAATGCAGAATCATAAATTCCAACTATCGATTTCATGTCATCGGCACACATCATCGCCTCGTTTATCGCTCCACTAGGAACACCACCAAAGGGCTGTCTAGTTGGAGGGCCACCTGCTGATGGATCGTATTCAAGATAGGCGTGGCTTCTTGTGTTTGCTGACTCCCATTTTTCTGTATCGTCTGGATGAACAAATCCTCTAGGTCCAATGAATGGAGTTTTAGGGGCAAGTGCCACTAACTCAGTAGAGGCTGAACGCCAAAAGTTAAGCATCATTTGAGAATCTTTTGCATCATGGATCATTGATCTAAAATGTCTGCGTCCTTCGTAAATTATCTCTTCACCCCAAACAGGGCAGATAGGGATTGATTCACCGGGCCATTCATCTTCCTCTAAAACTTCAGTACCACTTAAAACTCTTCGCATTACTTTATGAGTTTGAACAAGTCTTTCTCTCTTGATGTTTACACCTTCGACTAACATCAACATCCTACCTTCATCAGTCAAAGATGATTCTCGTATCACCATCCCATTATCTAACTCAAGTAATTTTCTGGTAACTGGCTCTCTTAAAAAATACTCAGCCACTTGGACATGATCTTCATGTATAGAGAAATGGTTAACAGCCCCACGTTCATCACCTTGAAAACTACTTACTTCATGGTCAGGCCACTGGCTTTCAAATTCATCCTTGGTAAAGAAGTCACTGACAAAACCATAGTTCCAATCAGAAGCATCAAACTCTGTAGAGTTAACATCCCAATGAACTAATAGCGGATTAGGTATTCTGTGGATTCTAGCCTCTAAGTCAAAAGACTCAGGGCTTGAGTAATGTATG